GCAACCCCAATAACTACTGCGTCACACATGATTTTGTTAGTTTAGCAAATTCAACATAAGTAAGATTGGTTTGAGTGGTGACATACATAAGCTTCTTAAACCCAAGCATATGAAGAAGTTTCATATGTAGTTTGTTTCTTGGATCAGCTATGTTATGTAACATCTCATAGGAGGTTTGTTGTTCGACCCATTTCTTAGCCTCCTTAAAAAATAGCTTTGGATACGGACGGACCTGGGGTGTGGTTAGCATCCATATGGCTCCGCAATGGGCATCTGTTCTGGATACCCCCGCTACCCCGCAGATCTCTCCGAGTGGGTTCCGAAAGGTCACAGGATTGTCTGAGAGGTCAAGAGAAAGGCAGAGGGTGGCCTCCATAATGGTATGGCCAAGACCCTCTAGTTCCCTTCGATCATCATCTTGTAGGTGCTGAGCCACCCAGATTGCGTCTGAGCGGCTCGCGGTGTGGATAAGCGATGTCATAGGTTACAGTGATCGTATTCCCTTGTTGTCGTATGTTCCTTCCCAATCAACCGAGGTAAATGCTGTTGGGAATGGATTATCAGCAATAAGTTCAAATTCAAATTGATCACCCTTAGCCAATACTGGTATGGTACTTTGAGCATTCCGTATGATAGGAACGTTATTAGCTAGATAGTAGTTAGCATTGATCTGTGGTAATTCAAGGGTGAAATCATCACGGCCCTCAGATCGAACCACAGCCTTGTAAGGACCAGAGTTATAACTGTTTACTTTGATCCGGCTAATGCGTGGTATGTTAACAGTATCCTTAGAACCACGCTGTTCATCCTTAGTGAAGTAGAACGCAGGCAGTTGAGCCAATGCTTCATACTTATACCCAAGAGCAAACTTAGACGTTGTTTGATTACCATCAGCCGTAAGGAAGTACCTTTGACCAACGGCAGCGGTAGCATCATATTGAAGAGTTTGTTCTTCAAAGTAACCAGCAACGGCTGGATCAAGGAACATCAGTACGGGTTGTAGACTTGTATCCTCAAACCCATCCTTAAAGCAGATACGAGTTAGATCCGTACCAGCATTATAGTTAATGGTAGGCTTATAATCAAAGAGATCCAGACGTACATCAAGGTACTGACCTTCAAAGAGGAGTGACTCATTTGGGGTATCTGTTAACAAGGATACAGTACTAAGAACGTAGTTACTACCATGTTTGGTAACAACATACATAATATCCTGGTCAAAGTCAACAAACTCAATCGTACCAGGAAGCTTCCATCGGAACCAACTTGATAAAACCTTTTGATCTCCATTCATGAAGAACCGATACAAATACATGTTACTAGGTTCTTGCCTGCTAAGAAAAGCAACGGTTCCGGCAGTCGGAGACGCCTTCATTCCATAGATGGCAGCAGGAATGTAAGCAGGAATAATACGAGTCAATTCAATCGCATTTGACTTAGCACCAGCAGCATCTTTAACGTCCATTTCATAGACAGACGATGCCTTATCACCTTCTTCAAGGAACAAGTAATTAGACCCAAGATCAATAGGTGCTACGCTATCTGTTTGATTGAAAAAAGAAATAGGGTTGATCTCAGCAGTCTTTGGAGCAAACGCCTCTGTTGTTGTTTCTAGTATATACTGAGAATTATTACCAAATAGTAGTAATCCTCGTGCGGATGGAATAGCGTGTTTTAGTTGAACTGGTTTAGTACTACTAGCACTAATGTCAATAGGGTCGCTATCAACAATAGTAATAACTGTACTAGCAAAGAAGTTAAAGTAATCCCCTGCCTGTGAGCAGATAACATTCTGACGAGAAGTGAATACAAGACGGTTCTTATAAAAAGAAATGCAATCAATTATGTTATCCACAAAGGAGGGCATCGGGTTGGTTGTAGCATCACCAACGTCCCGATACTTCCAATACTTTAATCTACTATTATCACCCTGAACTGGAGCAGTATTAACGCTAACAATAGTAAACGTATCGCCTGCTGTATTTTGAACAACGTTACCTGCTGTATATCCTTGACCAGCTTGAACAACACTGATGGCAGAAATAGTATCATGAACGGTAGTATTTATAGTAAGACCAGCCCGAAGTTCATTGCTGATATTTTGAAATGATCCGTTTATAGTATAAACGGTGTTACCAACTGTTAGTGAATTTGCGGTTGTTGAGCCTATTTGAACTCCGTTGACAAACCACCTATATGATGTAGAAGTATTTCTAATTGGTGAGCTTGCTCCACCACCACCAAAAATAAGTGTTACTTGCCGAACGTAACTACTAGAGTTAGGGGCTGTAGCGGATGTACTTACTATGGATTGTACCTTATCAACTTGTAGTCTTAGGTTGTTACCAGTACCACCCGTAGGTGCAAATATTTCACCAACAACGTGACCAGCACTTGTAGCACCAGCAATGGTAACACTTGTGGGAATACCACTAACGGATGTAGGGCTAGCACTACCAGCAGAAGCCAGGTCAAGTTGCCGATAGGTAAAAGTACCATTAGCTTCCCTTATGATAACATGAGGCATCGTCTCCTCATTTAGATCATTAACAGTACCGGGCGCTATGAATTCTTCCCAATGTCCAACACCACTTGTTTGTCCAGGTGTTGATGGAACAAAGTGTACCCAATAATTATCAGCAGTGCTTTCAGCTGTGCCTTCAACTTTAATCCTTCGATCAGAAAGAAATTCCCGAGGCAATTGAGAAACAGAAGTAACAGTTTCTTTAAATGCTTCAACCGCAGATCCTGCGGTTCCACCTGTCGCCTTTAGGGAAAAGTCTACATTATTGGCACGACGAATGAAAATAGTATTACCAATGCCTTGTGCTACATAACTGGCATTAGCATTGATTGATGCTACAAGAGCCGTGATAATGGTTTGAACACTATTCTGCGTAGCACCACTTGCGTTGGCTGGTGTTGTATGGGAAAAAGTTATGCCATCAATTGTAATTACATAATCAGTATTGAAAGCAACTGTATTGATGTTAACAAAACCAAATGGTTGATAAGCAGTAGTTGTATTAGTACCCTGTTTAACTACAACCTTGCGATTAAGAACAAAGATGTAGTCATTAATTTGAAGGGTTTGAAGGTCTGCCGAGTTAACGTGAGTGGCATACGTTACTGCTTCAGCAGCTACCGCATTAACTGTTTGTTGAAGACCATTGTTAGCACTCCAAACTTTAAGGGCACCTGCCTTGCTAAATTGAATAAGATACCTTTCTTTGTCATCCCTAAAGATAGCAAACCAAGTACCATCAGCAACAGCATTAGCAAGCTTACGGATACCCTTAAGTCCTGGTCGTTTTGTTAAACCAGTAGCTACATCTGGATAGTAATTATCACAAATGCGTAATTGATTACCAACCTTAATGGTATCAGGTTGTTGAGAGACACCACCAACAAGACTAAAGATTTTCTGAGAGATGGCTGCCATTATCGTGCAATCGTACGGAACGGAGTATAGGAAATGTAGAAGTTCTGACCTGTCTCAACACCGAAGATGTTAACCTCAGATGTTCCTGTATCATAAGCAATACAGTTAGCCCTTAGCATGGTTTCATCTTGGGCATTAAATTGGAACATTTCCTTTGATCCAACAACGCTTCCCGCAAATACACGAGCAGCACGTTGAGTGATGTAATCCTTAAAGACCTGTGGAAGATCCTCAAATGGGAATAACCACACTACATCACATAGAACAGGACTTACAAGCCATGAGGTGAAGCTATGGCTGATCTTGTCGTAAAGTTTACCGCCCCTAATCACTGTTTGATATTGTTGGACGTTCTCGTATTTGTTGTCTGACAATTGGAGAACATTGTCGGGAATGACAATCTCATCATTTGCGTCAGGAGTAAAGGGGTACTTGATTTCAGAATTAAAGTGCCATCCTTCCCCTTGAACTTCACGGTTGACATTCTCAAGAATTGAAAGTGCCGTAGCAATCTCTGGGTTTGCGATGTCGAGCGACACCACTGGTGCCTGCCCGATGCCAGTCAACATTTGGTTGATAGCTTGAAGGGTTGTAGTCATGTTTCGGACAGGATTATTAAAAGAAAAGGGGCCAACCTTTAACAGTCAGCCCCAGTATTAAAAGGAGTTACCCTCAAACGTTACGGAACGCACCGGCGACGCCGACGCGAACAGCACCGCAACCATAGGCCAGACGGCCCACGATCACATCGCCTTGGTAGATCACCTTGGTATCGGCGCCCGTGGTTTGCACGGAGGGGCCAATAGCCTCAACGACACCAGCAGCATCGCGGTGGAAGATCAAACCACAGCTGTTGGTGAAGTCAGTAGCAATACCATAGGTGTTGTTCTCACCAGTCACGGCAGCAGCATCAATAGCAGCGCCAGAAGCCGAACCATACTTCCCAAGGAAGGGGATGTTGTTGGACTTCTTGATGGAGATACCAGCGATCTCATAGAGACCATCACCAGAGTTCATGCTACCACCGGCAGCACCGTACTCACGGTTAAGGATATTGGTATCAACCTGAGAGATCAGGGCGTAGTACTGACGGGGGCTCAGAACAGCCACGCGGCCATCCTTAGGAGCAGCCACTTCATCAAGACGGGCAGCAGCTTCAAAGAAGCCATCAACCAGTGCTTGAGCGTCATACTCTTTGTTAGCACCAAGGTTGATTTGGAAGCCACCAGGCTCGCCGGTCACAGCAGCAGAAGCAGCAGAGGCACGGTCCAGAACGCGGAAGATACGGCGATCATAGAACTCAGCCAAGCTTTGACCGATCTGACGGGCGATAGGACCACGGATGTCATACTGGCTCATGATCTCGTCGAGGTTATCAACGAAAGCAGAGGCGACCAGCAGGTCATCCAACGCGATGGTGGTTTCAGCTGCTGCTGGGTTACCCGAACCGAGGATGGGCACACCAGGAGTGCGATAACCAGCCGAGATACGGCCAGTGTGAATGAATTGAGCTTGCTTACCACCACGCAGGGTCCGGTTCATCACCAGATCCTTAGCAATAGTAGAGTTACGGAAGGCTTCATAAACCTCACCCGTAAAGAGCTTCAGGAACAAGTTAGTCCGCTGAGCATAAGTAGGAGATTGGCCACCCGCTTTGTTAGCGGCGCCAAGATAAGATACGGTAGCAGTCATTAGGATAATGAATAAAAAGGATTTATAACGATTACAAGTACTTGTATTTGAAAAGAATAACCAATAAACATGTGTTGTATTGGGTGTCCACCGCAGCGGGCCAATACTCCAA